GCGTGATAGTTGGTGATTAAGTCCGTGTACTTGCTCATGACGTCACCGTTAGAACAATGTTTTCGGGTTTACACGACGCGGATTCGTTGTAGGCGATGATGATGTTTGACGCCGCGACGCTACCGGCTGATTTGCCAATCAGCAGCTCCTGTATGTCGTAGTAGCGCGCATTGCCGCCACTCACTACGCCGAGGTTCGCCGGAGAATAAATCCTGCTCAGCAGCACATCGTCACCGATCGTCAACCCGTTAATGTAATCCGCGACGGCCTGCTGAATCTGTACGCCAATTTGCGACGTGTAGCCGGTGAATGCCTTCAGGGTGATATGTCCATAAATTGGCACATCAGTAGACCGAGAAAAGCTGATCACGTGTGGATTGCCGTAGGTGTCCGGTACCGTGACAGATGTCGTCCCATAGGTGGCTGTTCCCTGCCCTTTGTTTCCCCTGATTGTCTGGGCGATTTCTGTCACATCACCTCCATCAACGATGGCGGAAATGGAATGAGGCGGCAGCCCGTTGCTATCTGTCGAGCCAGTGTCATTCTCGTACAGTTTGTGACGTGTCACGCCATTAACATTAGCAATAGCACCGTCGACACCTTCAAACGGGGTGATTGACGGTAGCGCGACGCTCTGGCCCTGCCGGATGCGAAGCTCCGCGTCTGTCTCGGCCGGAGAACCAACCGTAGCCGCTGCTGGGTTGGTGACTGATACCCATCCGCGAGTCGGTGTGTTAATGGTGGTGATAGTCCCGGCCATCGCCGCAACCGAACCGCTATTCGCACATGTGGCCGTCACCAGCACAGTACCGTCAACGCCGATCGCTACACTCGCGGGAAAATTCCAGATAATGCCGTTTTTATCCCGTGCGGAGCCATTCGTGATAGTCGTGCCTGCCGTACCGGTTAACAGAAGGTCAGCAGTAGAGTTTGTCGCTACTTTTCGCGTGATCCCGTTAATTTTCACATTGCTGCTAAGCGCTGCGGCCTGCGCTGTCATCGGTGAAAACGAGTTGTAAATCTCGATAGCGGTGTTGTTAGCGTCATGCACGGCAAGAGCCACCAGCGCGACCATCTGCCCATCTTTGCTGTCTGGTTCGAGGTAGGCATCACTACCGTAAATCTGCCTGAAATAGCTGGTCAGTGTATCAAGGATTGTCTGGTAATCAGGCGCACTAATCCCCTGGGCGGTTACCGTTGCCGATAGCCCCAGCGTGTCGAGGTTCAAAGCCATTTATGCCTCGCTTTTTACAGTCGTCTGGCCGTAGATTGTGTCAATGGAGGAAGTGAAAGTGACGCGTCGGCTGGTGCCGTCATAATTGGTATCGAAGGAAAGAATCGACAGAACGCCCGGCGTGTCCTGAATGCGTTCGCGTATAGCCAGGATGTAGACGTCAGATCGTTGTTTGCCAAGCACTGACTGAACATACGGCGTGCCTTCCGTCAGGTCGAGAAACCACTGACCTCGCCACAGCTCGAAACGGGTTTTTACTGCCTGGGCGACACATTCAGGACTCTCGATAAGGAAAGTATCGTCTCCCTGCCCGAAAGTGTAATCGCCGTCAGCATCTTCGCGACGGTATCTCATTATTGCGGACCTCCGGTAGTTCCCCCGCCAGTCTGTACTCCGCCGTGTTTATGCGTGGCGACACTGATACCTGAAGCTGTTACATCATTCGTTACCGTAACCGGCCCAAGCATCGTCGCAGTACCGCCACTTGCGCCCATTCCCTGAGACAAGTTTCCGTTAATCGTTACGTTGCCGTTCAGCGTGATAGTCGGGGATGTGATTGTCGTTCCACCTTCAGCCGTAGCCGTAAGCTGGCCTGGCGTTTTAATGGTGATGTTATGTCCTGCGGCGACCTCTATGAACGCCGCGCCATCATCGGTTCGCAGCTGCGCGGCGCTGGTGCTGATACCACTGATTTTCTGTGCTTGCGACTGCGGGCCAACGATGGCGAACGCATCAGATAAATCATGCTGGCGCGGGTCGACGGTCTCCTGAACGCCGCCGCTCTGCCACCAGAAATCTATGCATCGGTCAGCAAAGATCAGCAGACACTCGTCGCCTTCTTTTACCGGAAAGGTCAGCGTGCAACCGCCGCCGCGCGGAAAGATAACCGGCACATCCACCAGCGGTTTTAATTCGGTAGAGCCATCGCCAACAATACCGCGAAGCGCCACCTCTACTGTGCAGGTTACAGCGTCAGGATCGAACGACTGAATGATGCCTGGCATCGCTACGCGCATCTGGGTCGACACCGAATCGGCAATGGCCTGCGCGGTCTGCTGCTCTCCGCCGATCTGTGATTGAGTTGGAATTGGCATAAAAACTCCATAAAAAAACCCGCTCGGCGGCGGGTTAAATTCATACTTGAAATGAAACTATAGGTTCTTACTAAGCACAAGCTTACAATCTTCAGCGCTTAGACCAGTCATTTGAGCTGATTCAGGATAGCTACAATACATTTTCACTCGACGAAACCCGAGCACTGCGAATTGATCACCTTTACTACTCATCAACTCTTTTTCGCTGCCACCCTCTCTGCGTGCAAATCCAGCAGCCTCCATGCCAGAAGCTTTAGAAATCGCGGTGTGTATAGCAAGGTTATTATCCAAATCTGGATGTTTTACAAAAAAATCACTTAACGTTCCAGCGCAAACGGAGGTGGATAGCAGAAAAAGAAGAGATACAAATCCTTTCATTAATTTTATCCTTTTATTTTTACACAGTCATAAGTTGCATACTGACGTGGTGCATCCATATTTGCTTGCAGCCACTGAGCATTCAGGATTGCTTTACCATTACGGCCAATAAACTCCATTCCTACCCATCGCCCTGGTTGATTGGTCGCTAAGCGCCATTCAATTTTGACGTTGTTATAATCACCGTCATTTTTAAGAAATGTCACTTTTTGCGATTCAGGTTTAGCTCCGTTTACGCGAGCGAAACCATCATCAGCCCAATGGATGTTGAAATCACCACACTGAGAATCAGCAATAGCCTGGAAAGAAAATAATGCTGCAATGGTAAAAATTACGAGTTTCACGTCCCGTACCTCAGTAGTTTGTTTTTTGCATAGCACCAGCATTAACTAAATCACGACTGCCACGCGCAAAACACATCAAATCCATGTACCACGCCTGACCTCTGGTGTCGCCAGTATAGTCGATAGCTTTGACGATATAAACGCCATCTGTCGCAATGCTTGCTGGTTGACTGACAGTGCCGTTAACGACGAGATTACCATTCATGTCGCTCTCTTGCAGCTTTGGTGAGGGTATGATATTTCCATTCTCGTCGTATTTGACCGCACGAAGATCTTCATTGTTTAACTGCGTTCGGTACACCGAAGCCTGATCGAGCTGGATAAGACCATTGATGCGAATGTTGGGGTTTATCAGGCACCGCACGTTTACGCCGCCGCCCATAGTCTGTTGCGGCATACCGATCAGGCCAGTATCGGCATTCAACACAATGGCTTCGTGAATATATTTATCCTCCGGCACCATCTGGACCTGACCATCCACCAGCTGCCATGTCGCTTTGCACTGCGCAGCAATATTATCCATCACGTTACGGGTGGATGAATAAATCGCACGGCCACGAGGAAACACGGTATCAGGAAAGTCACCGGTAATGCCCTGCGTCACGCCGAACGCGTTGAAATCCTGCATAGTCGCCCGGTGCAGGTCCGCAACGGTATAACCAGCGGCAAGCGTGGTGATGGTAGTCGCGTAGAGGAACGCTTCGTGGTTACTGATGGCCTGAATCAGCACCCAGGAATCGGTGATGTTGTCCTTCCCGGTGACGGTGAAGCGAATATCACCGTCAAAAATCAGGCCGTAGTTCTGACCGTTCACCTGCCCTACCTGGTCTGGTGAAATCTCCCGGGCGACACCAACCTGGCTCGCATCAACATCCGGCGCAATACCGTCATACCCGGCAATGATGCGAATTTTTGCAAACTCCTGCCCCAGTATCTTGTTCGTGGTATCGGTCGAAAGGTTGTAAATTTTCACGTTCGCCACTCGCGGCCAGCGTGTATCTGCCCACTCGATCTGGAACGTGACCTTAAAATCAGACAGGGAAACGCCCTGCCCGTTCTGGTCCAACAGTTGCAGCTCAAAATGGCGCATCCAGTTAAGAGACATTTCTACTCCTGCACGAAAATGAGGTGGCTGTATGTGCCGAGGTTGGTTTTGGTGGGCTCGTCCGGTGCGCCTACATCGCAGCCAACGAGCAGCGCCCCGTTAATACCTAGTTGAGGATATTGCTCAAGAAGATTTACACCGGTTACCAGCGGCACGCCAGAAAGAAGCGGTTCGCCACTGCTATCTTGTACATCCAGAATCCAGCCAGCAGAATCACGCCAAATGACTCTCAGCGTGTATGTTGTCTCTGCTAACTGAATGCGAAATAGCTGGTTATCCGGCGATAAAGGGATTTCAGTTACATTCATTGGATACCTATAGAGTTACCAAGACTGGTTCCTTTTAGTCCATCAAACCACCCTGTTGACTTAATTACCGATTCATTTACTGGGGTGGTGGATTTAGTCCCGGAATTCTGCACCGCAGATGTACTAACCCCGTCCTGCATATCGGATTTATCAGCAACGGTGACATTTTTTGTATGCGTTATGATGACTTCACGCAGGGTAAGCGTGCAGTTCAGCACGTTCTCGCTGGTTTTGTCCGTTGTCACCTCAATGGCTCGCACCAGCATATTGCTGTACACCCGCTTTCCGGTCACCACATCGAACGGCACGCGCTCAAGCTGCATATCCAGCAGCTTTTGGTATGTCTCCTTTGGGCTAAGCCCAGCGCTAAGACCGATTGAAGATGTATCAATGAAGTCCAGCAACGAACCGCCACCAGCGAAGCCGCATTCCATTGTGACTTCGCTGGG